GCCTCTTGTTCTTCCGCCGTTTTGTTGTCGCCCTCTGTGTGTGCGTCTTTCGGCGGCGTCTTGCCTTTAAGTCTTTCGTCAACTGCGGCCTGTACCGCCTCGGCAAATGCCGCTTGCAATGTGTCAATTGATTTCGTGCAAGCCTCCTTGCTCTCATAATTGAGCAAATCAACAAAACTGGCTGGCATGCCTTTATCCTGTAACTGCGCGCGGGCGTCCAGTGTTAGCTCGCGCCTCGTTAACTCAGCCTCTTTTTTTGCCGCCTCTTTTTCTGTTTTCGCTTTAAAATACGCGTCTTTCTCGGCGTCGGTCATTTTGCTAACACGCAAAACCTCGTCTTTTAGATCGTCGGTTATGATCCGCTGTCTGTTGCGCTCGTTTTCCAGTGCTGTATTAACAGCCTTAGTTATGCGCTTGTCAAACTCGCTTTGATAACCATCTTTCAAAAGATCGTCAAACGTTTTTGGCTCTGGCTCTTTGCCTTTGCCGCCCTCGTCTTTTCCTTTGTCGTTGCCATCTGCCGCGCCTGTGCCATTGTTGTTGCCGCTGTTACCATCTGCACCAGCTGCGCCCCCACCAGCAGCGCCGCCCTCAGCCTCAAAAAATGGCTGGATGCGACTAAATAAAAAACCGTATTTTTTGTTAATCATTTTTTAACCTCCTTGCCCCCGTCAAGTTGCTGTTTTCGCGCCCCTTGCCGTTAGCTATTCGTATAAATTTAACTAAATATTAAAAAACCAGCGTAAAAACTGGAATTTCGCAAAATTACATTAAAAACGGCGCTCTAATTTCAATTTTAAGCGCTTTTTGTGATTGTTTTGATATATGTATCAATTGTCTTTGTTTATTTTGCCTTTGCCTTTGTTTTGGGCGCTGTCGGCGTTTTCGCCTTTTTCTCGCCTTTATATGGCTTAATTAGCCCCAATATTGATAGCTCTTTGGCTCTTTCGGGCGTCGCCTCTATGATTTTGCCCGCCGCAACGTATTCTAAATTGTTTTCTTTGTCTACAAAGTCTTTTACTACTAAATATTTTGCCATCTTTATTACTCCTTTTCTTTTGCGCGCAACATAAAACCAGCGGTAAAATGCAAAAAAACCGCTGGTTTTAATTTGCGCTATATATAATAAATCAGAGGATGTATTTAACTATATTTTGCTTTGTACAATTCCTCGGCCAGCCCAGCCCAAAAGCTGGGCAACTCGTCAAAACTTTTGCATAAAACTAATGCTTTCATGTCCTCATAAGTCGGGTTATAGTTTTGGCCCATATATCCCAGATCGTCGCGGAAACGGCTCCACTCTGGGTTAGGCGTTTTTAGCTCCTCTTTTGTCATTTTGTTGGCTCCTTTTTATTGCTTATGTACTCTAACTGCCGCTCTATTCTTTATAACATAAAACGGATAACCTGTGTCGTCGCCGTTTGGCGCTTTGATATAATCAAACCCCAGCAATTGCGCTAAACGGCCCTCCTCACCCGCTAAATTGTACGGGTCATTTATTAGGCCGTTATTTTTAAGCGTGAACCTTAAACGCCGCAATGGCCAAAAATCGGCTTTTTTAGCGTTTGCTGGTATCTGAATTTTAAAATATGCGCCATTTGTGCCAGCGTATCCAGCCGCAACATGTTGGGCCTCTACGCAGTATGTGCCGTCTCCATATATGCCTGTACCAGCAAAATAATTGCCACGTTTGAACTGCTCGGCCATGTCGCGCGGCCTCATATTTGACGTACTCAACCCCGCCCTTGTGTGATTTCCGCCAACGCCTCGGATCGTCTCTATTGCTGTTGTGTCGTTATCATCCCAGCTTTTTGGTAAACCGTCATAGCCTGTTTTAGCGTCTAGCCACTCGGCCGCGGCCCTGTAATTGTTTCCCTTGCCGTTGCCCCTGTAATTATTCCAAGCTTGGGCGTGCTTTGTCTGGCCAAACTCTGCGCTTAGCGTGTCAATACGGTTTTGCAGCTCTTTAAGATCAACAACATAATTGCCATTATGGTCATAATGGCATATTAAATCATTGCTTATTATAGCATCTTTTCCATAAGGCCCAGCGCCAATTACATATTGCCTATACCATGTATCATAATCCATGTTGCCATCCACGGTTATTCGCTGGCCTGTATTCGGATCTATAGCGCGCTGTTTTAGCCTCTTTAGCAATTCGTCTGGCATCCAAGCTATTGTTGTACTGCGGCACCAAGGATGCATTGGCGGGTAGTTGTCGCCAGCCTGTGCTTTTGACAATAAAAACCGCTTTTTGTCCAAACTGCGGCAAATTAGCGACGTTCGCAAATCCAGTATTGCGACGTATATATACCACTCAACGCCCGTATTTTTGTATGCCTCCTTGTTAACGGCATTCATAACGTAAGTGCTTTCAGTGCGTATTAAACGCCGCGTTTTTGTTGCGCTGCTGGCAAATTCGGCTTGTATGTCTTGTGTCATTTGGTGCGACGTTTTACCAGTTAAAAGCCCCAGCAACATTTGCTTTTTTACGCTCTCGGCCAATTGCTGGGTATTGTTCCATAGTCTGCTGGAATAGCTTTGGCCACTCCAGTTAGTATTTAGTATATCCAAGATCGTGTTAGGATCCAGCATATTAAAACCAAAAGCCGCCTCAGCCCGCTGTTGCAAACCAAAGATTGTACGATAATAGGCGCCTGTTGCTATGCTCGTTAACGTTTCTGTCATTGTCGGCGCTACTGTTGTTAACAGCGCGCTTGTAACGGCGTCAACGCTGGCTTGCGCTGCCTGTAAACGATTGATGCGCGCGCCGTATGCTTGGCTCTCCAGCTCTGCCGCCGTTGATTGACTGCTTGGGTTAGCTCTAAGCGCTTGCAACAATGCTTGTATATCGTCTGGGCTCTTAATCGTGTTTAGCAGCTCATCGGCCTGTTTGGCTGTCAGCTTGTTTTTAATTTGGAACTTGCGCACAAGCCGCCGCGCCTTTTCCTCTATTTCGCGGCTGGCCTCTGCGTATAGTTTGGCCAGCTCGTCGGCCGTCTGCTCAACTGGAATTAGCTGCTGTTGATGCTCTCGCGCGGCTCTTTCGGCCCAATAGTCTAAACTATTCTTTTTTATTTCGTATATATCGGCATTTATCGGCATTGTATTATTTATTCTCCGCTGTTATCGTCGTAACCGCTGGCGGCCCCGTCCTCTGGCTCGCTGTTCTCTTGGCCTGTTTCCGTGCTGGTACTTGCAAAAAATTCTTGCTGTCTAATAACATTGGCCTGTTTTTCAGCCTCTACGGCCTCGGCCTCGGCCTCTGGATCCTCGATAAACGGCAACAAACTAAGCCGCGTTTTTAGTGTCAGATCGTCGGCCAGATAGTTTACAATCTGGCTGAGCTCTAACAAATTCTTTGGTAACGCTCTGCTAAATGTGATCTCTATATCACTTTCGGCCAGCTGTGCCCCTTTAAGGCCAAGGAAATATATAAATATTTCAATACGCTTTCGGAGCCCTCGCCTATACCAGCGCTCCTTTGTTTTGGTCAGCATTTCCAGCCCCAGCAATTTGTACTCCATTGCTACGCCCGAACTGTTACCCGCAAAATTTTCATCGGTTAAATTGGGCACATGTGAAAATGTGTAAATATCCTCTTTCAGCGCGTCGCGCAAAACTTCCATGCCGTTTTCGTCCAGCTGACGGGTCAAATACTCGGCGCGTGCGTTATCCTCTGGCAATTCCAGCAGCTTTTTGGCTTTTAGGTTTTCTAACGCCTCGTCGCTTTCTTTTTCGGTTTCGCCCAGCATTGCGCCATAAATAACTAAGATCGCATCTATAAACTGTTCTTTGTCGTTAATTCTGTCTGCGGTCATAGTGTTATAGGCATCAATTAAGCCTATCTGCTGGCTAAAATCGCCTATTGCAAACCTGTTGTTTTTGTATTCAATTAGCGGGATTTGGCCTAGATTATGCGGCTCTATTTTATACGGTAAAACCTCAACCGCGCCAGAACCAGCGGGCACCTTGTAATATTTCAGCTCGGTTTCCGTCATAACAATAAAATATGTGTCTGGCTCTTTTGCGTTTTCGTCCAGATCGTTGGTTTTTTGATAATAGTAAACCCCGAAAAGCTCGCTGTGCTCTATGCTCTGGTCATAGACTATAAAAGCGTTTTGCGGATCTATCGGCTTTTCGCGGAGCTCTGCCGCGCCCTCTGCTATGTAAATATATTCGTATGTTTTGCCGCAAATACTCAGCATTAGCGCGTTTTCTTGGTCGTCGTCGTCGGTCGTCGCCTTGTCCAGCGCATCCAAAAGCGCATCAAAAGCGGCCTGTTTTGCCGCGTCCTCAGCCTCGCCAGCCTTGCGGCTATAGCTTAGCGGCGTGCCCAGAAAATAACTGCTCGCTGTGT